CACCATAGTCATCGCCGTGTTTGTCTAATAAACCGTCTACTACTTCTTGAGCTTTTTCTTCGTCGAATTTATCACCGAATGCTTTTCCTAAAACTGCGAAAGCATACTCTTTGAAGTCTTCGTCTGATTTTACTTCAGCCTCGTTAGTTGCTCCTTCTTCAGCAACTTCTTCCTCTTCACCTTCTTCTTCAGCTGGAGCTTCTTCTTCAGACTCTTCACCTTCCTCTTCCTCGTCATCTTCTTTTTCAACTTCGATTTCATAATCTCCGTCTACTTTGATTTCTATTTCGTCTTCAGTTACTTCTTCCTCTTTAACTTCAATACCTTCTTCTTCGGCATATTCTTTTGCGTTCTCTTTATCATCTGCGTCTACACCTTCGACATCATATTCTTCATCGCCAACCTTGAATTTATCTTCACCTTTAGCGATAGCCTCTGCTCTTGCAGCACCGAATGCATTTCCTTCTTCAACTTCTTCCTCTTCTTTTGTTAGAGGGAATTTCTTACCGTTGAATTCAAATTCATCAGCACCTTCTTCCATTGCTTTAGCTCTTGCTGCAAAGAATGCATTACCTTCATTAACTACTGATTCGTTTTGGTAAATTAAGTTGAAAGCATCTACGATTTTCTGAGCATGTTTGCTTAATCCCCATCCATCTAAATAAAGTGCAATACCCTCAACGATACCAATACCTGACCATCCAGCTGCGCTAGATATTTTAACGTAGTTATCATCTAAGAACCTCTTGATTGTCTTAGCACCTACTGGAATTTCTATACCACCTAGATTCTCTACTTTAATCATCACTGTTCTAATTTTACCGCCTAACGCCTTTCCTACGGGTTCAATGTAAGAATGGAAGTTAGCGTCTTGTAGTGCTTCCATAAGTAAATACTTGATTGCACCTAGGTGTGTAGTTTCATCTCCAGTTAGAGCTGAACCTTCAATCATAATACCTTCTAAAGTCTTAGCAACTTTCTTTGCGTCTTTTACATTACCTTTAGATGGTACGAATTTTTCGTTGATAACAAGATGTTCGAAAGCTGGCTTTAATTCTCTTGGCATATCGTAAGTATCTGCCATCATCCACTTCTTAGACTTCTCGTCATATAGGTAGACAAATTCTGCACCTGCTCTATCTGCAGCATCATATAGATATTTGTCAATATCTTTCATGTCACCTTTCATTGTAGTTTTATCTCCGTAGAAATTAATCTTACTAGGATCTGCATCTAAACCAGAACCACCACCTTTCTTAAGTAAGAACTTAACTGTTCCAGGGTTCATGTAACCTTTCTTAATTGTAGGTAACATGTGGTCTGGATAACCATCGTAGTGCATATACACTGATTCGATTTTTCCTCTCTTGTTAATAATACCGATTTGAGAACGTGTACCCTCTTCAATAACAGCAACTGACTCAGTAATCTCAGAAGCACCTAATTTTCTATAGAAAGCGTTTCTATCTTCTTCGTTTAGGTCTTTTATTGAAGTTACACCAAATTCGGCTAATAATGTTTTAAATTGATCTGCTGCTTGATTTCTTGCAGCGCTTTGTTCTTCCTCTAATTTCAGAGCAGCGGCTTTTGCACTAGCTGTTGTGAAATCTTCAAAAGATTGTAGTTTTAATGAACCCATTTTAAATAAATTTGTTTTTAATACTTTACTATTGTATTATATATCACCGTCAAAAGTAACATTTTTTATCTCAAACGGGAACTTCTGCTCTCTATAGATCTTCTGGCGAGCCTTAGAGTGTCTGATTAGATAGTTGTCCCAGTCCGGTGAGGATAAATCATCTACAAAGTCTATGATATTTACCTCAGATTTAGTGTGGTGTTTTCTTAAACCACGACCAATCGATTGTCTGATAATTACTTCTGATTTGAATGATTCTGTGAAGAAGATATTGTGAATTTTCTTAATTGAAATACCTGTAGAGAAAGTACCATAAGATGCTACAATTACTACTTGTGCACCTGCTTCCATCTTCTTCTTGTACTCTTCTCTAATATCTTTATCGGTATTACCATCCACATAATAAATCGGTTTGTCGGAGTCTTGTCTAAGCTTTTCATAGATTCTTTTACCATGTTCGATTCGGTGGAAAAGAACAAGGCTATTCCCACGTACTCTGGCAATAATGTTGCAAATGAAAGCCAAGCGACCTGTTGAATTGATGACGTAGTTACTCTCGAACTTATATACGTCTTTACTCTCGTACCTGTTTTGCGACATTTCTCTAAAAGCATTCTTTGTTGCTTCTGTTGCATAATCCATCTTAATTACTTTCACATTACAACCAGCAATGTGTCCCTCTTGTTGTAGGAAATTTGCATTAATGTCAGTTACTACAGGACCTGTATGTGCCATTAACGTTAATCTATCTAACGTCTTTGGTTTTGGAATTGTCCCAGAAAGACCAAATCTATAGTTTGCCGCTGTACATTTTTGTAGAATAGTCTTAATAGATTGAGATTTTGCTTTGTGAGTTTCATCGATAACTACTGCATCAAACTGTTGGAAATACTCTTTATCCTTCTTAACTAGGGATTGATATGTACCAATTACTACATTTCTACCTGGTCTAATTTTTTGACCAGAATAAATCTGTTGTATTTTGATATTAGTTTGATTACGCCAATTGTAATCCATAAAGTCTTCAGAAGCCTGTACGACTAGAGATACATTAGGTACAATAAACAAGATTCTACCTGCTTTTTCTTTCTCTAACATATATGCTACTGCCATATATGAAATTAGAGTCTTTCCTGCTGAAGTAGCTAATTCACTCAGACATCTTCTGAATTTTAAGATATTAAATGCTGCGTCGAGCTGATAATCTCTAGGTTGTATCTCGTTGCCTTCGAAATACTTAGATGCCCACTCTTCAAATTCTTCTTGCTTAATACTTTTATCAAACAATGAAGTTACACCATTTAATTTTAATTCGAACTTATACTCTTTAGCCAGATCCATTACATCTTTCCATAAACCAGATGGAATCCATTTGTCATCTTTGATATATGAGATATAGCCATCCCATAACCCTTTCTTCACAAGTGGGTGGAATCTCCAGTTTTCAATTCTACGATTAAACGTGATGTTGAGCTGTTCTATCTCTAGCTCACTAGCCTCGTCTATACGCAGAAACTGCTTATTATCTGTAAGAGTAAGTTCCATTTTATAGTCCGTTCAGAGACAGTCTATTTCTGATAGCAAAGCCCATATTATCTAGGGTCTTTACAGAATCTCTATAAAATTCTAGTTGATTTTCTAAATGTGATAAAATCATATTCTCATCTGCTAAATCATTTTCAAGAAACTTTTCTTTTTGTTTCTCACCTAGCTTATAGTCATAGTTATAGTATCTGATATATGCTTCTCTATATCTAGCAGATACCACTGTCTTTTGTTCCTTAATTTTTACGTTGAGATATGCAATCTGATCTACTATAGTCTGTCTAGTAGACAGAACATTAGCGATTACTTGTTCCATACCATCAACCTTCTTAAGACCTTTTGCAAGTGCTCTAATTGTATCAGACCATTCTTGTCTTTGTGCACTTAGCTTTTGGTCTAAGGCTTGAATCTTTTCTTTACTCATATTACTTATATTAGAACAGAGACTTTTTGTTTGGATTATTCCTAATAAATTTTGCAGCCTTTTGGCCTTTCTTTAGTTTAGGTTTATCCACAACAAATTCAGCACTCTGAACATTATCCTCTAGGTCTTCTACATTAAAGTCAATAATTAACTTATTATGTTTAAAACCGTCAGACCTCTTAAAAAAATCTTCTAATTTATCTTCCATATCTTTTAAACGTACCATAAGTCTAATTGGCTTGATGTAAAATACTTTTCAATTTGTTTCCATGCATCTGATTTTTGCTGGTAACATACTTTCACCAAGTCATTTAGATCTTTGATGTTATATGTATCTAGCTTAAAATCATCTAGAAATTTAGACCACATAAATACTGGTCTGCCTTTCCTTAGTTTCTCTGCCATTTTCTTTTTACCTGTAGCATCATTATCAAACATATATCTGACAGTTGCCATTTCATCAAATTCATCAGTACTTCGGCCGGCAGTAGCAAGTGCTAATGAGTTATGCATAAACTTAGCATCGAGTGGACCTTCAAATAGAGTAACTGGTTGTTGAAAATTAACCTGCATAATACCGAATAGTGTTGATGCCTTTGCTAGTTTATTTAATTCTTCTTGTGGTAAATCAAGTGGTTTATTCCACTCTTCATATAATTTAGGTAGGTCATAGGTTAAATACCTAGAACCATAGCCTTTCATTCTTCTGGATTGTGCGCCGATAATCTTACCTTCCATTCCCTTATTTAATATCCAGAGTCTATTGCCTTTAGGGGAGAATAAGAATTCATCTGCTTTATTATGTAATAATCTATCTTTAAGTTGGAACCATATCCAGTCACCTGGTTCAATTTCTTTAGCGCCAAATATACTTTTAAAATCTGCTATAGTTAATGCCTTCTCTTGGACGCTTGCTAGTGAAGCATTTTGTAATACTTGTTCTTGAGTAACCTGAGTCTTATTGGCTTTAATATAGTCAATAATAGTAAATGAGTCGCCTGTGTTAGGCATTCTCACTTGATGGTCTTTTAAGAACGTATGTAGATTTGTGTGGTGTGAACAGTTATAGCAGTGATACTGTAGAGTGTCCCAATACATGTTACCACGTTTCTTAGTGTCATCTGTACTGGAATCACCACAATAAGGACACGCCAGGGTTATACGCCCTGGCATGTCTTTAAGTAGTTGCTTATTAGGATTAGAATGGTGTTCTACACAAACTTGTTTTAGTGCACCTTTTATTCTAGTCTTAAGCTCCTCTGTTAGTTGTATGTTCTTAGAGGTTGAGGTCATTTAAGAACGAATCTAAATCATCATCTGTGTTAGCTTTCGCTGGCGCCTCTTCTGTTTTCGTAGCTGTTGCTGCTACTGCTGGTTCTGTTTTAGCCGGAGCTGGTTCAGCCTTTGCAGGAGCTTGCTTTGAAGCAGGAGTTGCAGTTACCTCAGCGATTGAGTCACCTGGATTAAGATACATTCTTAAGACGTTGTTAACGAATGCTCTTGTATCTTCATCCCATGCTTTGTAATCATAGCCTGCAAGTGAAGGAGCTGCGTCTAATTCTTCTTTGATAGAAGCCATCGTCTCTTTATTTCTTTCTGCTGGAGTTTCGCCCATTAAGACTGCAGATTTATTAGAAGAGAATTTAGACTTGTCATAGTTATTATACTCACCTTGTCTTGTGATAACTAACTCAAAGTTCTTACCTTCGAAAAGGTCGAATACTTGTGTTGGCTCACCAAAGTCAGGCTTTAACTCAGAGTCAATCTTCTCTTTAATCTTGTAACCGAATTTGAATACTTTGTAAGTACCCTCTAATTCTGGGTTCTGCGGATCTTTGATAATCTTAATAAGAGAATAGTATTGTTGACGTCTCTTAAGTTTCTCAGACGACTTTCTGTCTACGGCAGAGTCAGACTTTCTCAATTTCCAGAATACATCTGCAATTGGACAGTGCTCACCGATTGTCTGTGGAGAGTCAACTAATTTTCCGTCACCGTTTGAATTGGTCAACCAGTGTACGTATTTTTGAATCAGAGATTTTCTTGGGTTCTCTGGATTAGGTACAAATCTAATTAATGCTTTGTACGTGCCGTCTTTACCGTCGTCGGCTGTAGGTTTGTAAACTTCGTTTACGGTTGTTCTTTCAGGCTGATGCGTTTCTACGTCTTCTACGCCTAAGTTAAAAATGTCAAATGAATCACTCATAATACTTAAAATTGTTTAATAAAATGTTAATACTCGAAATTACGTTAATGTTCTTTCAGTTCCTTATAGTTGTACAATAATCAATAGTTTCAGTCTAATGTCAAATAAGCTGGATATGTCCCAGACCTTGGGTCTGTAGGTAGTTCCTTCCATGTCCCGTTCTCTTGCTTAATCAGCCCTGATTTGTGTAGCAACTCCTCACGTTCTTGATTCGTGATTGCGTTGGCTTCCACCATTTGTTTGAGAATCTCACTAAGACGGAAGTAGTCCGCTGTAATCAACATATTGTCTGTACTTTTGTTTATTATACTTATTATATATCTGTATTTTAGTTTGTTTCTTGATTAGTATTGTTAATAACTTTTGCAAAAAAGTTGCAAAATAATTGCCAAAAAAGTTTCACATGTCATTCTTTTTTATTATATTAGTACTGTAATTAAAACGTTAAACTATATGGAAAATATCGAATATCTAAGTTCAAGGAATAAAGACCTCCTTTTGATGGGGGCTAAGACCACTGGAAGCTTTCTAGAGGGTTTTAACTACGTAAATGAAAGTTTATATGTCGACGAAGCAGACGAGCTCTACGCGTTCTGTGAGTACATTGAGAACGAGATTGGTGGAGCAGGTCCAATCAACATCGACATGCTTTGGTTAGGCTTTAAATATCCTGAGTCTGAGTACTTCACGAATGAATGTGCTAAAATTAAAAAGGATATGGAAAGAATTAACTCATACTGTTAATGGCAAAAGATAAAGAATACGTTATTGAGAGTAAAGGTTTCGACCATGTTGCCATCAGTAGAGAAAGGTATAAAATAGAACTAGAAGATCTTATGAAAAAAGAAAAAGACCCATGTGTCATCTGTGGTGGAGAAATCGCAGATGATTGGGGACATAATCCAGAGCCTGTTAAGGAATACAATGAAGGTAAATGTTGTGATACTTGTAACTTCACTATCGTTCTACCTGCAAGAATTAAACTAGCATACCAACACTAAATCAGAGGAGGTGCCCTATGTCATGGGACCACAGACCTTGGGAGACACAATCCCGACAACGAGAACAGATGGAATGGGAAAGACGTGAATGGAAACGTCGTGAGCTCGAGTCAGAGCTAAAAAATGAAAAAAAGTTGAACAGATTTGAAACTGTTTCTGGGAAGTCGCATATAAGTTATGATTTTAACCCTCAGGGAAAGATTAGTCCCCAGGGGCTTGGAAGCAGAGACTAGGTCAGTTTGGCAATTTTCCCTCGAGTTGAGTCAGCAAGTAATGGTTAAGAAACCAAGCGTCGACTAGGTCATCAAAAGGCTTCGGAACTTTTTTCACCTCGCCAATCTCAGAAACACAATACTTAAATAGCGAAGTCTTAGCTAACTCAGGAGATTCGCAAACATTATTTAGAAACGCAGTCCAGAGTGCGGCTTTATTCATATTACCTTTTCCAGCATGTTTCTTAATCGTAGTCGGTGCAACAGTTAGAATATCTTCGACACAAAGCATTTCCATCATTTGATGTTTTAAGATTGCAGCTCCTGCTGCCATGTCGATAATGTTGTTTGTTCCCATCTTTGAACCGTAAGATGAGCCCTCGAAAGCAATATAATAATCTTTTGTTGAACCGATTATATTGACTATTTCAGAGATAATATCTGAAGCCATCTCTCTGTATCTCTTGATTTTTGCGAACTCGTTCTTAGAGTAGTCACCAAATTTTGTTTTCCAATCTGGTTGGTGAAATAGAGTTACGTCTGAGAATGTAGAGATTTCTTCTTGACGTTTCTGTTCGGCTTTTGTGCCAGTGCCAGCTTTAAGATATGAGATAAATTGATATTCATTCTTGTCAGATGTCCAGATACAGATACCAGGGGAATTAAGCGAGAAGTCAACTGTTACTAAATTCAAATTAGATTCTTTTACCCATTGCAGCACCTAGGGCAGCGCCAACTAAACGGGAAGTTAATAAATCGTAGAAGATACCTTTTTGAATACCAAGTACTTTAGCAACCATCTTACCCATAGATTTTCCTAGCGCGAAACCAGTTAAACCACCGATAATAGAACCTAGAAGACCTTCATTTACTATATCTTCTTCAAGTCTATCTAAATCGAAAGAACCATCTTCATTTTGATATTGTTGTACGAACTCTTCTAGAGCTGCGTCAACTTTTTTCTCTAATTCAGGAGTCCATTCAGATTCTAAACCCTCTTGTAAGAGTTTCATATCTGTGTCCGTGATTTGAGCTTCAACTAAGTATTCATTAAATGTTTTCATAATGTATATATCTTTTAATCTATTTCCATTCTTAAGTTAAACTTATTATAGAAGAAGTTAACTTCAAAAGTAGCGAAGTCAGCAACATTTTCTGCCATGTTAAGATTTAACTCGTTGATTGAATTCATAATTATTTTTTCGAATTGCATAAAAGCAACCGATGAACCTTCGGCGTCTAGAATTCTAAGAGTCATTGGTTCAATATAAGGTTGTTTAGTAGTTCGAGCATAATAGTAAAGTAGAGTGTCTGTCATAATCCAATAATTAATGAAACCATCTAATAACTGCATCGTTACCGTGAATTCTCTTTGGACTGTATTTTGAATTGGCACCGCACCTCTATGATACCTAGTCGTACCGTCGTTATCTGCTTGAGTAACTGGGTCAAAACTTATACCTGGAATACTTACACCTTGAATTGAGTAATTAATAAAGTCGATTGGTTCTGCTAATAGATTACCAGGTACTTTGTTTAAATACTTCTTGTACTTCTCAGCTACTTCCTCAGGGATAAAACCTCTAGGAAATCTAAAATCGTATGAATTGTTTCTGCTATTTAAAATCATTATCCAAGAGTGAATTTACCTTTAGTTACCATTGACTCGTCAGCTCCGTTATCTATGCTGATATAGAAATCTCTGTTTACCATACCTCTAATAGTATTAGCATTCTGTTCGTTAATTTTAAACAAGACTTCACCTTTACCCATATCTATTTCTTTATTGAAGACATGGTTGAACTTCAATTTAGTTTTACCATCATTGAAAGTTAAGATAACTAGTTCTGCATTCTCAAATGATACTAATTCGAAATCATCACCTCTTTTCTTAGCGATTACAAATTTAATATATGTTGAAAAAGGAGGAATTGCGACTGTTAAATCACCCTCGTTTACAAACTCAGTTGTATCAAACTCTTCAACTTCAGCAAATAACTCTATACCTCTACCACCACCGAAACCAGAACCAGCTCCAGAACTTATACTCTTAAGATCTACTCTAGAACTAGAAGCAATTACATTATGTCTCTCGATAAATGAAGGTACAAACTTAACTGAACGTGGCAGGTTGTCTGTAATAAAACCAGAGATTGTTTTGTTAGAAGAAAGACTTGGCAATATATTATAGACCTCTGTCATGATATTTGGATTATCAATCTTAAGTGCTGATAATCTCTTACCATATTTAGCAGGGTTGTTTACAGTTAAAGCTGCTTTCTTCACAATTTGTGTATTATCTGTTTGGTTGTAAATTCTCATCGTAACATCTATTGAGAAGTTTACAGCCACATTAGCATTTTGAATTACAGGTCTGAAAACTAGGGGAGTACTAAAGTCTTCATATTGTGTAAATGTCGTTCCACCTGTTTTGATAAATGAAGTACCTACTTGTTCGAACACCTCTACTTCAAAGATAACCACTATGTCATCAGATGAAGTTTGTATTCTATCTAATATATGTCCCTCGAATGCTGCAATAGAATTATCTTTCTCTCCGTAAATCTTAAAGTAGTCTCCGTCTGTTGCGTCTTCTACTGTAACTGTAAAATCTACAAACTCATCTTCTCTAGGAACGGTAAATACATTTTCTTCTCCAGTGTAAACATAATCGAAACCATTAATAGTTTTTAAACTATCTAGAAGTGCAAATCTAATACCATAATTTGAGAATGGGTCTAAATCACTTGAACCTGCAGTACCATCTCCATAAAATCTATCTGTGAACTCTGCGTTCTGTCCAATTAAACTAGGAATCTTAATGTTAATAAACTTAGACCATAGAGTTTCACCTAGAATAAAAGGCTTAGGATTAGAATGCTCATAGTTACTCTGATTTAAGTAGACTAATTGAGTTAAGAAATTTTTAACACCAGTCGTTCTACCAGCAGTTACTTCAAATAGAAAGCCTTCATAACCTCTAGCTGAAAAACTAAAACCAGATCTTAAGTGTAGTCTTACAGTATCATAAAGAATAAAGTTGATATTCTGAGTTGCTTCTGTTTGATAATTTAAAAGATCTGCTTCATTACCTCCTGGCCAGTCAACTGAATTATTAATAAAGTTGTGCATCTCATAGTTACCTGTAGAGTCATAACCTAAAAGTGCATATTTAGTTGCATCTTCTCCAGGTACATTAACTCCATGGTATCTACCAATAGTCTGATTAATATCATTTCCAGTAGCTTCATCTGGTGAAGCGAATAGAGGATTAGCTCTAGTATCTACTATAATTTTACCGCCGATTAAACCAGGATATGTGTATTCAACTGTACCGTTTGTATTCGGAGTAAATTCACCTATTTGTGTTGTAGGTGAGTAAGAGTAAATACCTAAACTACCTGTAATTGCAAATTGAGCAGGATTAGCAAGAGCACTTAAGTCGAACTTATATGTCTTACCGTTCTGTAATAGTAGAGTTCTAGCAGCAAAGTTTTCTACTGCTATATAACCAGACACGCTAGTTACATCAAAATTCACTACAGCAGAACCTAGCTCATTAATTAAATGTCTAGCCTTAAATGGATCTTGGTCCACTGTGTCCAAGAACATTACTTCACTACCATTATCATCTACCTCAATACGATACTTCTCTGGATCGCCTTGGTCATGGTAGATAAACTCAAGTAGAATGTCCTGGTCTATCTTATAGTATCTTGATGATTGCGCCATGTTTTAAAATTGTAAAAATTTAGGTGACCAGTAAAGTCCTACACCAAGTGAAGGCCCGGTACTAATTACCTGATTATTATTTAAGTTAACACCATATCCAACACCAAAGCCTATTAACCATCTTGATTTCTTCTCAGCTTTTCTGTTTAATCTAGTATTGACTAAATTTATATTTTCAATATCTCTAATCACTAACCCTGGATATGAAGTAGATAATTTAAGTCTGTCTGCTCCATCTTCGCCTTCTTCAATTGCAGCCATCAGGCTTAGTGTTTGTTTTAATTCAAATTGTGTGTTTAAGACTTCGAATTGTCCAAAGTCAAATTTTACCGTAGAGAAACCACTTAAGATTCTTGAGTTACCATTACCAAAATCTTTTTCTGAATTAAAAGTAATTCTAGTTGTAGTAGTATCAATTGTCTCTGTAGTTGTCGATACGTCTAGGCTATCTTTAATCTCTAATTCTGCAGAAATTAAAGAGTTAACCTCTTTCAAATCTTTATTTAACGCGAGAGCCTTTTGGTATCTCTTTGTTAAATTCTTCTGACTCTCTTCAAGCTGTGATAGGTCAAACTCAAAAGATCTAATCTCAGCTAGCTGATCGCCATTCTCATTTCTTAGTATTTTAACAGAGTCTTGAGCTGCTTTATAGTTGTTTAAACTTCTATCAGCATCCTCTTGTGCAAATTTCACATCTTGTTTAAGATTAGAAATCTGATTACACTGTCTAAGAAATAGCATAACGAAAAGAGCTCCAGCAATAAATGTTACTAGAGTCTTATTCGAGAGTATGTTTTTTATTTTGTCTTTCATAATTTATTGTTTACTGGAGTACTCCTTGGTCATCAAACGTTACGTTACTATTATCTGTCATAGCGATTGAGTTACCAGCTGGATAACCCGCTGCGTTCAAGTTCAGATCACCTGCAGGGATAATTTCAATTGAATATGAACTACCTCCTTGACCACATGGTGCTAAACAAACTTCTTTCCATTCAAAGTTACCCGCAACTGCTGAAGGTACTGAGACTTGCAAAACATCGTTAGCAGTCCAACGTAATAGACCAGCTTCAGTTGCAGCAACGCTACTTGTTGGTAACTTGAATAAAGAAGTGGTACCTTGAAAATTCATCTTAGTACCTTCACCGATTTTGAATTGATCGGCATCAATCATAATTTGTGTTTCTAAACCAGATGGATTATTGAATGAAGGTCCAAACTTATACCTTACACCAGCTCCTGTTTCATCATTTAATGCACTGTAATCTGCAGACTGAACATCTATTGCTGAATTACCATTACCATCAGAGTCTCCGTGATAGAATGCTAGGTAAATGTCAGATGGTGCGTTACCACCAGCAGCATGTTTACCTATTGTTAAAGTAGATGAAAAGTTGATTATACCATCTTGGTTTTGTACTTCATCGAAAGTCTGGTCACCTAAGAAGATAGTTGGATGATATACATCTCCTTCTAATTTAGGCTTAAGAATATCATAATCACCTGAATTAGAAGCAATAACCTTCCAACGAGAAGTAACAGCTCCTGTTTCACCTTTCAGACCTGTGTCACCTTTTTGACCCTTTTGTCCCTGCGGTCCAGCTGCACCCTGTGCACCAAGTCCACCTTTCTGACCAGTAGGTCCGCCACCATTTGCAACAATCTGGTCGAAATTATAGTTTATCTTCTCAAACTTAATAGCATCAGAGTCACTAGGGTGTAGTATTTCTTGTATATTGATAGCCATCCTTACGACGTTATTTTTATCATAGGCTTAATTCTATAAGAATAACCTAATCTTTTATTATATATCAATCTAAAATTAAGAGGCTTTTGTTCATGGGCTCTAAAAGAGAAGTTTTGATCTTGTACAAAACCTCCATCATCTAAAGCATCAACTGTCGCTGCAAGTTCTAAACTAGAGGACACGCCTTTAATTCTTCGAGTGAATAGTTTTATTTGTTGAACTCCAAATAGATTTACTAAGTTTTCATCAATGTAAAGCTCGGCATCATCTTTCAGAGTAGTTTTATCTTCAGCAGAGTCAGCAACCGCTACATAGTCCTGAATAGTTGCTAAAACTCCGTCCGTAGAAAGTTCTTTCCTAATAGCTGTAGTAATATAGAAGTCCATTACAATTCTTGTTTTATCTTCAAATACAACTATATCTGCTTGATTAGTAGAATTTAATAATATATCTTCTTGCTCTTCTTCTGAACCAACTATGTTGATTGAGAAATTAAGTAATGTGTAAGAGTCTTTTATCTTCATAATCGTAGACGACAGGTAAGACTTTTCTTCTTTAGTTTCAAAGGTACCTGGTACTAACTCTGACTCTCCACCAGACAAAGACCTAGTGTAATAGTTTTTATCCCAAGAAGATCTGAATGTATGTACATCTTTCTTGTCAATTGCAATCTCACCAATTAGTGGGTATAATGGTGGTTTATCTGAAGTTGCAGATAATTTAGTTACACCACTCGCGTTAAACTCATTTACTTTTCTGTAGAAGTGATTTCTAATTAAACCCCACCCTCTATCATGAGTTCCATCATCATAGATAAAACCTAAGTTTAATGCAACACCACATCTATTGTATCTCTTATAGAAATCTCTAGCTAAAGAAATTTCATCAGCATCGCTTAGAGAATGTTTATACATTTGCTCTTCTAACAGTAATTCACCAGTATCTGCAGTACTCTGTAGAGTGTTAGTCTTCATGTGAGTATAAACATCTGTAAATGTAATTACAGGTCTAGTATCAACAGTGTAGCTGCTATTCTGTCTAATTAAGAATGGATAATAAGTTAAACCTTGTGCTAAATCAAAACCGATATTACCAGAGAATAATTTGAAAGATTCTGGTTTGTCGTCATCTTCAACAGTAACTATATAAGACTCTTTCACAACTTCAGTACCATCTTCTAGTAAGATAATAAACTTATTGTTACTTGCAGTACCATCCGTATCAACTGTTGTATAAGTTACATTGTTAGGTTGTCTCAACAACATCTCTGCTACTTCTTTAGCCGCTAAGCTATCTAATATATTTCTATATGCATTTACACCACCATTTACATAAGTGTATTCAGCGTTATACTGGAATGAATAAGGCATATTACTGAAATCTGCAGCAACAGCATTGTTTACACCATCCGTAATATCTAATGGTGGTTCAGATAAAAGTAATGTATCTTGTCCCTCAACAGAAGCTAATTTTAATTGGTATATTCTAGGGCCAAACCAAGTTTGAACCTTAACTTCAATAGTACCAAACTCATCTTCTTCATTCTTGTTGATTTGCTCAAAGTATTGAGGTAGTGAATCATCACCATGTACCAGACCATTTACCTTTAAGTAGTCTGTTGAGTTCGAATCCAGATTTATGTTAATTAAATCCATCGAACCATCTAACTTAATATCTGAGAAAGCAAAAGTATTTTGTTCACCTTTCCAAACTAGAGAGTGGTTTAACTCATATAGTAATTTTCTATTCAAAGATCCATCTGACCACAAGTCATCTAGATTTAAGTTGATAAAGAATACAACATACTTAAACTTCTTGTTTTGAATTACTTCATAAGATACATCATTTGTATCTTGTGCAGTTCTAACATTCAATAGAATACTGAATCTATATCCGTTAAACTCTGAAGATCTTACGAAATCTACTGGGTTATCTGCTATAAATTCTTTTCTATTCTTAAAGATAACTTTTAAACCTTTAAATATAGTAGTTGCAAAAGCTTTATTATTACCACCATCTACTTTAGTATATTTCTTTTGTAGATTAGTCTTAACGAAAGTCTTATACGAGTTAGGAGCTTTACATTCAAAACCTTCCGTTACAAAGAATCTATCAAAGTAATCGAAATTAGTATCTTTAAAAACAGAGGGTGTAATTTCAAAACCATCCATAAAGTTAATATAGCTAAATGAATCATTTAATCTATAGAATGGACTTGAATTTGTACCTTGATTTTCTTTTAAATACTTTGGTAGATTATTAAGGTAGAACCACTCATGTGTCATACCTAATCTGGTTCTACCATCAGAAGTTAAATCTGGTGCAAAGTTAGACCTACCGAAAGCCTCATTAGTATTTAAGTAATAAGGTTGTTCTCTTACAGTCTTAGTTTCTTTTAATACCCACTTATTAATTGTAGGTACTACTCTAGATGTAACTGCATATTGTTTTAAGTAGTTCTCTTGTAATCTATCAAATTCACTGGTTACAATACTATTATTGTCGACATCAGTAACTTCTTCTTGTAGAATATCCTGTAGTCCAGTAAAGTAACTAATAGGATCTGTAGTAAACTCGTTGTTTTGTTTATCACCGAATGGGTAAATATCATTTTGATTATCTGTCTCTGGTTCGTATGCTATATTAGCTGGAGTCTCATACTGTAACTCTTTTAAATCTGAGTTTGCAGTGTCATAGAAATCAAAGTTCATATCGTGAATATCAAATGCAGAGAACATACCCAGTCTTACTAGGTTATCCGCATATATTTCAATCTCACCAGACTCAATCGTGTTTACTTTTTCTAAAATTAATTTATTGTATTGTAGAGGTAATCTCTCAATGTCATCTACAATATCAACGATCTTGTTGTATATCCCCGAAGACTTAGTCTCAATAAAGTCACCTACATTAACATCACTTACTGAATCTAAAGTAACTAGGGCAGATTTACCAGTGGCATTACCTCCTGAGAAATAATAAATTGAACTGTTAGTTAACAATGTAGCACCACTTGCTGCATCTTTAAATAACCTTAGTTCATTTAATGTATCTAGGTTGTTTGAGTCTATACTAATCCATTGGTTAGCATTAGAATTAGGTATTGCGATACCGGCTTGTAGTAATCTATAACCTTGTACATCCGTCTTAACATATAAATGATCTGCTCCATCATAAGTTAGGGCGGTAAAGCCATTATCAACTGAGTTAATAGACTTTGCAATTGCAGTTGCAATCTCAGCGTTTGTTCCTAGTGCTGAGAAATTAGTAGAATTGAAAGTACCAGCAGATAAAGTAGTAGAAGCTCTAAAAGTATTGTTCTCTAAATCATAAGGTATTTGTAGTTCTTCAAATCTAAAGATAGAATTGAAATTACCTTGACCAGTTATCTGTGGCATTAGAGGATATAGAGAAGCTTTCTTCTCATATAATACAATAGAAGTATCAGTTTCTTTTTCGAAAACTACATTTAAGTTTTCTAATAATTCCGTATAAGTCCAAGTAAGAGAATTTATACTGAAGAACATAGTACCTAACTTCACGTTAAGGTCTTCAACTAGAGAAGCAATATCTGCAGTTGTGACTAGTCCTGTCATATTGTATACAGTAGCAGTCTTAGGGTTTCTGAGCGATATTGTAAGCTGATCTCCAGCTGAATATCTAGTAAACTTAAGCCTATATGCTTGTTCTTTAGAAGGGAAGATTGCAAACTGGTCATTAATTGCTGGTGCGCCAAGTACTGTAACTTTTACAAAGTCACTACCAGGGTCAGCATTAGTTACCATGTCTATTGAATTACCAGTTCTAGCCAATTTAACTTCAGCAGGTATTGCATTACCACTGTCTTCTACATTTACTTCTAGATTACTAGTATCATAGAATGTATTAGCATTAATCTTATAGAACTTCTCAGATATATTAGCATAACCTAAAGTAGGTAATTCATCAATTAGTTTAAAAGATGGGATTGCCGACTTAGGGTCATCGTTAATATATGAGTTTAAAGTTTTAAATCTTAGCTTACCACTGTTAGCAGATTCTAGAGTACCATACCCTGAATCAATGTCGTTTACATATATTCCGAAATATCTATTAACAGAGTAGTCTGCAGTCGTATTATCATCGAACAAGAACTCTAAGTTAATTAAATTAGCACAAGCTAATGAGTTTCTCTCAAAACCACCTGTGATTAAATTATTACTTGCGATTAGAGTTTGGTCTTGTCTTACAAAATCTTTATGTAGGTATTCACCTTTACTAGTAAAACCACCCTTCTTAATATCGATACCATTGAATGAAGTTCTTTCATTCTCATCAAAGTTTACAGTGATTGGGTTTTTAGGGAATGACTCAGACTGAACGTGGTTTCTAATATAAGTACCTAATTCAGAGTCTCTAGTTAAGTCAAACGTCTTTACAATCTCACTGTTATTTAGAATTTCTTTCATGTTAGCGAAGTTAGAGCGCGTATCAAAATCTAAAGTACCTACTGGATCTTTTACTCTGAAGATAACGAATTTCTGAGGGATATTTTTATCTAACCAGATTGGTGCCATCATTCTAAGGTCTTCCTCATGAAGTTTAGAATAGTTATACACCGTACCGTAGTGATAATCCTCTTCTATTTGATTTTCAAAAGTATCTTGTACTGTTAGATTAGAGAAAGACTCTTTCGCTAAATATACTTGGTCTGATGGAGTATTAGTATTCATAAAGAATCTAGGTAAATCATAAGACCATTGTCCTGTTTTGCTTAAAGCAAATTTCTTATATTCAACTGATGCTAACTCTTTAGTAGCCTCAATAGATTCGATAAACATTTTACCGTTTGAGTTAACCACTAATTTAGCATTAGTTGATAGTTTTGGGTTCGTTCTTAATAGAGGTTTAGATAAATCATCTAACTCGTAGTTCTTCTCTAACTTAAAGTTAGGTACAGATCTGTTAATTATCTCAGCATTATCTACTGTCGCTAGAGTAAACGAGCCAAGAGGAGTCTGTCCAGTTACACATGCGTTACAGTCTTGATACCCATAGTTAATCACAGCGCCAGAAGTAAGACCTAAGTCTACCGCATTTATCTCTAGTGGTCGAACATCAATTTCATATTCTGGCATGCTATTTAGTTGCTCGACAGCGTCGTCAATGTTTACTCCTTCAAGACGATGCATTATTTGCATACAACTTATTAGTGTATCTCCACCAATAGTCGATTGGTCCTCAGGATTCAGATTCCCTCCGCTAGCATAGACTGCAACATCTACAAACTCTTTAATATATGATGAAGAGCCAGCCTCTGTAGTATGTAGACCATCTACGACATATAGTGGCCAATAGGGTCTTCCATTTTCTATTTTAGCAACACATGAGTAGAAAGCATAGAATACATTAATTCTTGAATCAGTACCACCATGAATTCGGTAAGTACCATTACCTGTTGGTCTATTGAACTGCGTTGAGCAGTCTCCTAACGATATACTTGGACCTCCTACAGTTAGAGCTAAGTAGTCTGGTGAGTTCGGATCCATATCTACACCCAACCATCTGTAGTCAGTATTATAGCCAGATGAATTATCGTTCTCAAAGATAGCAAATTTCGATTGGGCTTGGTCGAAGATCGGTACGCCGTTATTATCTGTAGATGAAGGTAAGAAAACTGTTGTAGGCCAAGATCCTTCATAATCTACCTGAGTAGCTAATTCTTGAGTAGTGTAAACCATTAGCTGATTTTGCATTACATACTCTAGCTTGTCTTTATCGCCAAGTAGGTTAACGCCATCTTGGTTGTCTGCTCTAAAGTAAATAGTAGCTAATGTTAGTTCAGATTGTACACTAGTACATCCAGTGTCTACTCGCTCTCTATCATTTGCGTTATACCATACTTTAGCCTCATAAGTTTGGTAAGTAATTTCATCAGGACATGTATTCTTATATAGTGCAAGCCCATTCTGACCTGTTACTGGTTGTCCCTGTGCATCTGTAACTTGAACGAATTGGCCGTTAACTATCTCAAAGTAGAAGCCCTGTTCGGTTGGAGTTGTATAAAAACCATCTGGAACAATTACCGAACTTGGTATAGAACTAATAGGAGCGCCTGCATAAAAGTTTGCATTAGCCTCGTTTGTAAACAGAGTACCTGTAGGAATATCATTTACTCTAACATCAGTTATCTGTTCTAAAGTAGCATTAGTTGCTCCAGTAGTATCTACAACATTTTGCCATAGGGTAGCCTGCTCAAAACCTCCACCATGACATACACCATCAGCATCGTCTGAATAATAACCTACAATTGGCCACGCATTACCTGTAGAAATAGAACAGTTAACAGTTGAAATAATTACACCATTGTCATCAATTTGTAGAGCAATAGTTGTAGGAGTTCCACCTATATCTTGAAATACTGATAACCACTGTGCAGTAGTATCAAGAGATTTAACTTCATTACTTACAGTTCCACCAGCATTATTAGCGGTTTGGTAAATAGAATCTCCTGCTTGTAATTCTGCGATAGTAGTTGCTTGATTAGCAGCATCTAAATATGCTGGAGTCGTCGTAGGAGTTGTACATGCTATTTCAGCAGAACTAGCGAATACGTTTGCTCTTTGAATCTGTACAATTGGTACAGGAGTTACTTCATAAGTGAATGTGATAGGATGGTTATTAGTAGGGTTTTCACCATATTGATCTGTTACAGTAATGTCAAATGTTACAGTCTGAGTTGTACCCTGTGTCATTCCAGTTAAACTGGCTACATAACTAACAACTAAACCATTGATAGAAACATTACCACCACCAGATTGGTTTTGAACTGCTAATGTAATGTTACCAGGTCCATCGTCATCGGAAATATAAGCCGATAGGTCAACATCATTTTGATTGTATTGGTCAATGTTGTATGCCGGTTGTGATATTGGGAAGTTCTGTTGTGAAACTACCGGAGGGAGATTACTCTCTGATAATAGAGTAAATGTAACTTGAGCCGGCGAGTTTGCAAATTCACCTTGGTTGTCCTCGACAGTAACATAAGCTAATTCATTTATGTTACTTGAACCCACACCTAAAGTAGTGCCACTAGGTTTTGATAACGTAAATACAGTGTTGCCGGCCGTGTTAGAGTTACTAGTTAAGTCTACTTGTGATAAAGTAGGTAATCCTGGAAATTGAACTCTTGCACTTGGATCGTCATTTGCATTAGTCCAGTAATAAGTTAAAGAATTAACACTCTCATCT